CGGATTTCATTACTTAGTCGCTACACCGTTGCAGGACGGTTCTGTAATTCTTTGCGCCCCAGCCGGTAAAAATCGACCCAGGGGGCCAAATGTAAGTCGCAATTTCGATGATCCTGTAATCCCTGATTGCGCTGAATTGATTCCCGCTGATGTTGCTGAAAACAAACTTTTATCAATGAAACACACCAAAGAATGAAAACCCGGATGCTTTCTCATGTTCGCGCCTTGTGGAACAGTCCCCATGTTCCATCGGCAATCAATCGCGCCAATCAGCGCAAATGGATTCAATCGGTACGCCGATTGGGTGATAGGTGGCTACTTGCCAAACACATCGAGAGGAAACCAAATGCACATTGATACAGACTACATCCTAAAAAGCATCAACGATACAAGCCACATTTTGTATCGCACTCCAGCAGAGCAGGCCGACCGCCTAGCTTGGGAAGTCGGCGCTTTGTCGGCAAAGATTCGGGAATTTGCTGCTTTGCTTCAATACAAGGCAGATCAGCTAGAGCAACTGCAAAAAGAGCTTGATCCTACCTAACTTATAAGCATGGTATGATTGTTAATCAATCACTTGTAAGGAATTGCAATCATGGCAACAAGCGTTTTGGATACCAATTGGAAACAACATCCAATTTATAAAGATTATTATTTCTCTAAAAATGGAGAGGTTATGTCTTTAAAAAATGGAAAATTTAGATTTTTAAAAGGAACGCCTTGTGGTCAATCTGGTTATAAAGCCATTGCCGTTAAAGGCTCAAAAAAAATTTATATTCATAGAACTGTTTGTGAATTATTTAATGAACCTCAGCAAAAAAATTATCAATGCCGTCATCTTGATGGAAACAATCAAAACAACAAAGCATCAAATTTGAAATGGGGAACTGCTTCCGAAAACGCCCAAGACAAAATTTTGCATGGCACATATGGCAATGGCGCAAAAAACGCGATGGCTAAATTAACTTTTGAGCAAGTAAATTTAATTCGTGAACTACGCAAAAAACTAGGAATTTCATACAGCAAATTAGCAAAACAATTTAATGTTTCAACAATGACAGCATTTAGAGCAGCAACAAAAAGGAGTTGGAATTGAAAAACATAGCAACGGCTTTAGTGAAAGCCCAGCGGGAATTTGGCCCAGCATTGAAAACATCAATAAATCCGCATTTTCGTTCAAAGTATGCTGATTTATCAATGTGCGTTGAATCAGTAATTGACGCTTTAAACAATAACGGTATTTTTTTGCTTCAAAAAAACTATGAAAATGCCACCGGAATTATGGTGGAAACTATTTTTGTGCATGAATCAGGTGAAATGCTTGAATGTGGAAAGTTATATTTTCCTGCTTCTAAAAATGATCCTCAAGGATTTATGTCCGCACTTACCTATGGGCGCAGGGCTTCACTCATGGCCGCTTGCGGCATCGCTCCAGAGGACGACGATGGCAACGCCGCTACACGACCCGCTAAGGCCAGCATTAGCGCCTCTACGATGGCGGCTCACATAGCCGACATTGCCGACAGCGCCAACAGTGACGAACTGAACAACGCTTATGCCCTGGCGTATGCAGCTTGTGAGGGTGATGCGTCTTGGCAGGCTAAGGTAATTGCCGCAAAGAAAGCCAGAATCGAAAAGGCCAAACAGGAAAAGGTGCAGGCCAATGGGCAATGATCCGGACATTGAATTACTTTATTGCGTTAACAGCGCAGATTTAGAAGCATTACAAGATGCTCAATTTACGCTGGAAGCAATCAAAGAAAGTGATCCAGGCACTTACGACGAAATAATCAATCAATCATTGTTGTTGATTAAAAAAGCTTTGGGCATTAGTTGCGCTGATGCTATTGAAAGAATTGCTGAACAATTAAAGGTAAAAAATGGATGAACAACGCACCGACGAATGGTTTGCCGCTCGATTAGGTCGCGTCACAGCAAGCCGTGTTGCCGACCTGATGGCTACTACAAAGTCAGGCTATGCCGCCAGCCGTGAAAACCTCATGGCGCAATTGATCGTTGAACGGCTTACCGGCCAAAAGCAGGAAAGCTACAGCAATGCCGCAATGCAATGGGGCACTGAGCAGGAACCGTTCGCCAGGGCCGCTTATGAAATCGCTACGGGCACAATGGTTGATGAATGCGGGTTTGTGCCTCATCCAACGATTGACGGCTGTGGGGCTTCTCCTGATGGCTTGGTGGGGGATGATGGGCTAGTCGAAATTAAATGTCCTAACACCGCTGGCATGATTGAAGCACTGTTAAACCAGACCGTCCCAGCAAAATACAACGCACAGATGCAGATGCAGATGGCTTGCACTGGTCGGCAATGGTGTGACTATGTTGTGTTTGATCCCCGGATGCCAGCTAAAGGTCAATTATTCATGACCCGTGTACGCCGCGATAACGATTTCATTCAAAAGATGGAATCGGAAATCGTTAAATTCCTTGCTGAACTTGATGGCAAGGTCAATCAACTGAAAGACCTTTTTCAATGAAAAAACAGTACGACATTAAATACGCCGCCAGGGAATACAAAACATCTGATGGCACACAGAAAACCTATTGGTCGCAACATGGCTCAATGTGGATTGACGAAAACGGCTCCGTAACGATTAAGCTAGATAGCATCCCTGTCGGGGAAAAATGGACGGGGTACATGAAAGCTTTTCCAAGCAAACCGAGAGAACAAAAACAAAAGTCCACTTATGAGGGACTGCCTGCTGATGATGACTTCGACAACGTGCCATTTTGAAAGGAACTAACATGAAACGCTTTTTTGCCGCTATCGGCATTGCTCTTGTATGCACTGGAGCATGGGCACAATGCTCAACGCACACCATTTTTAGCAATGGACGAACCATTATGTGTACTACTTGCTGTTATGGCGGTAACTGCACTACCAACTGTTTTTAATCATTGGGCCGAAAGCGACTGATGTGCAACTGCGTAGCGGGGGCCAAATGCAGCAAGTAGGCCCACCTTTTACAAGATAGGACAAGACATGGAACAGATTAAACAATCAACTCTGAAAAAAGCAATTGTGCTGCTCAATGCAATCGGCGCTCGATATGCCATCATTGATGCAGACGGAAAAAAGCATGGTGATTTGGAAATTGCGGAGCAGCGCAAACGCAAGCCAAGTGCTTATGAATATGGCGAATTGACTAACTATTGCCGAACCTATTTCAAAGACCTTGCCGTTGGTGATGTGCAGGTTTTTCCAATTGGAAATTATCCGATTGAAGTTATTCAGCGCACATTGTCTAGCTGGATTTGCAAGAACTACGGGAACGGAACTCACACCACCTGCATGAGTGAGAATAGCCAATCAATCGAAATTTTGAGGATTGCGTAATGTTCGGCACATTGCCCAATAAACTTGTGCGCCGCTATGACCCAGCAACATCGCACGAATCCGCTTTGGCTGTCGATACAAATAAATTGGAATCAATGGTGTATGAGGCCATCAAAAGCTTTGGGGTGATTGGCTGCATTAGTGATGATGTACAAGCCATGTTCCCAAATCTGCCTTATTCGTCGGTGACAGCAAGGTATCGAGCCTTACTTGATAAAGGCTTTATCGAAATTGTCGGCACAAAACGATGTAAATCAGGGCGCAATCAGCGGGTCATGAGAGCCGCTTATTTAAGCCATGTTGCTTGATGCTGCCTCAACACTTGAAAGCCTGTTCATCCAGCCTTTTCCGAATGTGGCAAAGGTGGACAGGCTTTTAAAGTGCGCCTCCCGCAAATCACAAAAAGCAGCAATTACATCATCAGCCGGTTTTGCAGTTACCGCCGCCAAGGTTTTTGGCCCTATCTGACCATCGGCTAATACTCCGACAACCTGCTGTAGAAATTTACTAGCCCGACCAGGGCCAGCATTGACAGCACAATCGAAAACGCAAAGATCAACCCCGCTAGGAAGATCATCCCCGCGAACAACATCCCAAAACCGCTTCCTATACAACGGGCTAACCATTTCAGGGGTGAGGGATCGCATATCAGATTCAGTCGCTGGTTTTCCTGTCCATTCTTCCCATACACGCTTCGTCACTCCTAGATTTGTCATGCCGCCAGGGTCAGCGGGATGGTTGACGTAACCGCCCTCATATTTGAGAACGTGCGCTAGTGCTTCTTCCCAGTTGTGTTTCATTTCAGTTCCTGCACAAGTGCATCTGTTTTGTCTTTACTGCTTTTGCTAGAGCCGTAAAAAAAGCTGATGATGGTTGCTACAGCCGTACCCAGCAAAAAGCCCAAAATGATGTTGGCAAAGTCCCGACCACCTTGCGGCATTTCCAAAAAGGTCACGCAAAAAAAGTACAGGGTAGATCCAACGCCCCAATACCATGCATACCAATAGATAAAATTTTTGGCTACTCTGTCTTCCTGTTGCAGCGCAGCAATTTGCATTTGTCTTGCGCTATGCCGGTCTTCAGCTTCTGCCTTAAATTGGGCTAGATCAATTTCAGCCAGCTTTCGCGCCGCATCGGGATCGCCTGCAATAGCCTGGGCAACCGCTGCCACTTCATTTTCTACGCCAAGCTTGTCGGCAATGGCTTTAACAGCAATGCCGCCCAATGGCCCAGCAACAGCCGTAGCAAGCCCCGGAGCAACCGATTTAAGGATATTGATTAAATCCATGCTAGTTCCTTTGTAGGGCTTCCATCACAAAATAAAAAGTGATTCCAAGAACGGTTAATGTGGTCAGCACCGCAACGCCAATCAAAAAGATTTCGTCAATTTCATCCTGCCTGCGCTTTTGAGCCTCTTTGCGCCTGCGCTCGGCTCTAGCTGCGTCAGCTTCCATTTGTTTCGCACGGGCTGTAATGCGCTGCCAAACATCCATTTTGTTTGATTGAAAGAACAGCATCTTCACCTGTTCTTCAAATTCCCTGGCCTGCTCTAGTGCTAGTTCCAGCTCCAAAGCTTTGCCGAGTGATGACCCCTTAAAGCCACCCGTCTTGGCTTTTTCGACTATCTCAATGGCTTGTGCTTTTGCATCAAAATATTGACCCAGCACTGGCCCCAGGCTTTGCACATCCTGGACGGTCTTCACAGCCTTTTTAACAAGGTTAACCGCGCTAGATACGGCTGCTAAGGCTGTGATTGGATCAATCATGATTACACTTTAATAACTGCCGCCCAAATAACGCCAGCCATAGAAATCAGCATAACTGCGGCTGTTTTTAGCAAGATGCCTTCGATACGTTTAAGCCTTGCGTTGATTGCATCATAGCGAACCGCACAAATTGCTTCGTGTGAATTTAGCCTTGCTTCTGTTTCGTTAATTGTTGCCATCATCTAAACCTCGGGCCATTAAACCAGATTGTCGCCGTGTAGCGAAATCCTTTCAATACAGGCGTTACCCTGTGTTCCAAAATAGATGGGAACGCAACTACAGTGCCTTTTTCCAATGGCACTTTGTATTCGTCATACAAACGCAGTTGCAATTCCCCGCCTTCCCATTCGCTCGTATCGTTTAGCAACGCCACGCAAGTGATTTTGCGGTCTGTCGGCCTGCCTGCTAGCGTGAACGTATCAACGTGCCAATGGTAGTGCTGCCCCTCCGCGTATTTAGCCAACTGGATTGCTTCGCGGCCGTCAATGTCGTAATCCCAGCCGCAAGTTTTGTTGGCCTCATACGCCACATCGGTCAATTGCTGCGACAGCCAATAATTAAACGGGGCAAACACCACTGATGTATTGCGATGTTGATGCGATTTTGACTCGCCATCGCTGCCCATCGTTGCATCTTTCGTTGCGAATTTGCCTAGCTCATCAATTGCTTTATCACAGTCTTCGGGGGAAATTGTTTTCAGATACCAAATTGGCAGATGTGTCATGTCTTGTCTTTCAATTTTTCTTCCAACGCCAGAACACGCTGGGCCAAGTAAACGCAGGCAACAAGTGCCGCATTGCCATATGCAACCGACAGCATTCCGTTTTCGTCGGCTTCTACTGCCTGCTGCAAAACACGCTGCAAAGATTGCGCCCCTACGCCTACTTGTGTTGCACCGCTATCAGTGCGAGTGTATGTTCCCGCCTTAACAGTTGCAAGCAATTCGATGAAATCATCACCTAAGCTTTGCCAGTTGGTTTTCAAACGCTCATCAGAATTGGCCTGCACGGTTCCGGGCAAGACAAGATTGCCTGTGCTAGCGTTGAAAGAATATGCTGTCGCCGTTGATCTAATAAATGGCGTGACATTAGACCCAGCAGCAGTCACAAATACCGGGTAATAGGTAGTGTTTGTTGTGGTGTTGGTGCAGTTAATTAGCGTTGACGGCCCGGTTGGCCCGGTAGGGCCGGTGGGGCCGGTCGGGCCTGTAGGGCCGGGTGCGCCCGTAGGCCCGGTGGCTCCTGTTGGGCCGGTTGGGCCGGGGGAACCAGCAGGGCCGGTTGCTCCAGTAGGCCCGGTGGGGCCGGTTGGCCCCGGTGACCCGGTCGATCCGGTTGGCCCGGTCGGGCCGGTTGATCCCATCTCGCCCATTGGCCCAAACGCTACATCTTGTATGCCGTTATTTGTGCCGGTGTAATAAAACGATGTGTCGAAATAAAGCGGGTTTCCAATTGATCGAGCAACTGTTCTTTGCAACACGCCGTCTTTGAAATAACGAATGTTTGCCCCGTCATAAGTAATGCTCAATACTGTTGACGTTGTGTAAGAGCCGTAATCGCCAATGTAGCTGCCGCTCTCATATATTTGTAATCCTCCACCGCTTTGCGTGTACCAAGAAAAATCAAGTGAATCATAAACTGGCGATGTTGTTGGATCGCTATTTAGACCGCTCATTATGTAATTTCCGGTTGTTTGCGCCCGGAAAGAACAAAAAGCACCTCTGGCATATCCTTGCAAAGAATAAACTTGCCCATCCCATGAACCGCTGTTTCCGGAGGCTTTATAAAAAACGCCTGAATCAGTTGTGCTTTGAATAACTCCACCGCTAAATTGAGGCGTCCAATCTGACGCGCCCCTCACGCCTTGCGCTCCAGTAGGCCCGGTAGGGCCAGTTGGGCCGGGGGCACCGGTTGAACCTGTTGGCCCCGTTGGCCCCGGTGATCCGGTCGCGCCTGTAGGCCCAGTGGGGCCAGGACTACCTGTCGGGCCAGTTGCTCCGGTTGGGCCAGTTGGCCCAGGCGCTCCGGTCGGGCCGGTTCCACCCGTTGGCCCCGTTGGGCCTGTGGGGCCGGTCGGAATAGTGAAATTGAAAACAGCCGCAGACGATGTGCCGCTATTGGTTACTGATGCCGCAGAACCCGCTGGGCCTGTCGTTGTCGGGCCAACTGCAATGGTTGCCGCTGCGCCTGCGGGGCCAGTTGGGCCTGTCGGCCCCGGTGCGCCAGTCGGGCCAGTAGGCCCAGGGCTACCAGTTGCACCTGTCGGGCCGGTCGGGCCTGTCGGGCCAGTTGGCCCAGGTGCGCCGGTTGCTCCGGTCGGGCCGGTCGGCCCTGTCGGGCCAAGCAACGCAACATTAGCAATTGTTCCCTTACGCAAAGCGCCAGCCGATGTGTCATAGACCATCAGCGTATCGGTTGATTGAAACGATGTTTCGGCTGTCAGTCCGTTAATATCGGCAGCGATCGTGATTGATCCTGCGCCTTCCGTAATTGATACGCCAGCCCCGTCCGTCAAATTCGCATTGACCCAGACGCTTTGCGTAGCATCGTAGATCAGCGTATTGCCTGATTGGGGGCTTGTAATCTTTACATCGTGCAATTCTTCCAATTCATAGCCGTTGTCAACTTTCACAAAAATTGATCCAACGGTGGAATTAACTCGCTCAATAAAACCCAACACGACAAGCTGCTGCGGGGCTTGTGGTTTGGTATGTGTCCATGCGCCTGCGGTTGTTGGTGATAGGTAAATTACCTCGCCAGCAGTAAAGCCAATGGTGTTGACCTTGTTCAACGTGCCAGAAAACTGCACCAAACCTTCAGCGCCGTTTGCGATTGACTGTGCAACAAATCCAATGGTTCCAAAAGAATTGGCCTCATTGTTTGCCTGCGCCAACGATACCGCAATGCGATTGCCTTGAGAGCCGCTGATCCGCACCACCTGACCGATGGTCAGCGTACTGCCTGTGCCGTTGTAGACCGTAGTGAACTGATCGCCATCCGGGTTGAAACCGACTTCGACGACACGCACAGTGCCATCGTCGATCTTGATGTACATCTTGCCATCGGCTGTGTTGATGGCGATTTCACCGAAATCTAGGTCTGACGTTGTTGGCACTTTGCCCGCAACGCTAGACCGCTTCACCTGAATTTTGTTTGCCATATGGCTTCCCCTTCTTGGCTATGTAGCCGGGATGATGCGTCAGTATGTGCCGCCGTCTACGTTAATGTCATAGGTTGCCGCTGCGGTCAGTTGGCCTTGTGCATTGACCGTAAACACAACCGTTTGAGTGCCGTTGACATTGCCATACGTTGCAGCCGTAACTGCTGTATTGGTGATGCTAAATTGATTGCCGGTTAGCGTCAGACCCGTGCCTGCGGTGTAGGTTCCTGCGCCGCTGAATTGCACAAACTCGATAGGGTCAGTGCCAATCACATTGCAAGGTTCAGTTTGAACCCAGCCGGTGTTATCAAGCACCGTGCCGCCCGACACAAACGTAAAGTCGCCGCCAGCAATTTCCGCTGCGGTGTCAAAGTCGCTTGCTCGAGTCAGAACTGTGGAACTTGTGTAAACGTAAATACCATTATTGGCAAGGTTAGATTCATTCTTGACCAGAATGCGGAAACCTGGACTTAGCGTTACGCCGTCCAGCACCGTCAGGGGATTGCTAAAAGTCAGCGTAGCTCCAACACCAGACGCGCCGTTGTTATAGGTAACTGTGCCGCCTGTGATGCTTGCAAGGGATGCTGTTGTACCGGCTTCGCAGGATGCATGAACGTGCAAACCTTGTGCAATGCCATCAACATAATTTTTTGTCGCTGCGTCTTGCGGATTCACCGGCTCAGGCAAGTTGCTGAGCGTAAAGCCGTTCATGCTGAAATTCGCTGTCGGCGCAGCTAGGTCGGTCAGGCTTGCTTGGCTTGCCGCTGTAGCAAGACCTTTGGCGTTGACCGTGATCTTGGTAAATGCGCCTACGTTGCTATTCACCGTTGCCAGCGTCAGCGCAATGTCAGCATTTGCAGACCCGTCAAAACTTGCTGAACCCGTAGCATCCGAACTTACGCTAATGGTACGCGCCGTAGTCAGTTGATTGGCTTGCGTTGCCGTGCCTGCTGTGGTCGCGCTAGTGGCTGTTGCAGCGTTGCCTGTAATGTCAGCAGCAACGGGGCTGCTAAACGTCTTTACGCCGCCAATCGTTTGATTAGTGCTTACATCAACAAAAGCACCATTACCAGCAATCGGGATGATCGACGTAGCCGAACCACCGCTGCCGCCTGTGCCCGTGCCGTAGTACAGAATATTAGTCTGTTCGTTAAACGCCATTTCAGCATTTGCCAGCGTTGTAGGTGCGCCAGCGCCGCCACCGTTGGCCCTGCGTTTAATGCGGATAGTGTTAGCCATGATTTACCCCTTAAAAATTACCGCCGTCTGCGATTTCGGTTTGCGGCACATTGACCCATTGATTACTGACAAACATCAACGCATCGTAATTTGCTGCGCTTGTGATGCTGATCGGATAACCGCCAATTGTGTTTGGCCCAGGTGGGCCAGCAGGCCCAGCCACGCCGCGATTGACATTGACAACCTGTCGCGCCTGTGGCGTGACTTGCACGTTAATTTCTGAACCGCTTTGAATTGCTGCGGTAATGTTGTTCCCGTCCAGAACATTGACTGTCGTGCTGCTTGGGACGGCTTGAACGGTAATGTTCGCCATGCTTGCCCCTTACACTTTTACGATTGCGTCTGATCTGACGATGAAAAACAGAAAAATGATGTTGTCTTCGGCTGGCGTTGCGCCCACCGCTGGGAAACTAATTTTGATTCGCCCCGAGAATCCTGCGCCGTTTAAATCGTTGATTGCTAGCGCAACATCACTGCTAATCAAGCCCCAAGATGAATCATCAATCAGCAGCGTGAACTGACCCAAAGCATCGTTGCGATTAGCGATGCTCAAGTTAATCGGTGTCGGTGTTGGCGTGTAGTTGCCAATGTCGAACGACAACCCGTAGCGGGTGTCCTTGACGTTTGAGAGTGTGCGCCGAACGATTTGTGCGTCAATCGTTGCGCCGGTCAGGTTGACAGGCGTTATATTGTCCTCACCGGTCAGCGCAAGATTCCAGAATGTCCGTTGTTGCCAGACAAGCTCACCGGCAATGATTGGGTTATCAAAGCCCGACACCTGCGTCAGCGAATTTTTATTAAAGACAGCCATTACTTCCCCAATTCTCGGGTGTTGACGCGCCGCCGATTACTCTCAGCGTAACGGATCTTGTCTTGTGTTCAGATTATCAATCTGATGAATAAATGTGTCTAGGCTTTATGACCACTGCTCTTGCGGTTTTGTAGGCCAAGACAAATCACCGGCTTGAGGATTCACTGCAATTGACCGCAAAGCTGCTCGATAAGATATGAAATCAGCATGGTTTAGCAGATGTGGATTTACGTTTGGATCAACAACATCAGGTTGATTTACCCAATCAGTCTCGGACAGCAATTGCACTGCCTTGGCTTTGTTTTGCTCTGCCGATGGCGGGGGCGGGGGCGGGGGCGGCACATAAGCGCCAATAGGCCCATAAGTACCGGCTACGCAAGCAGCAAAAATTTCGGGGCCGTAAGATGTTGAATCAGTTGGCGATGCCGTGAAAGGTACAAAATCATCATCAAGCGCATCAAAATCTACTTGACAGTCAATCAGGGTATGTTCGGCGTTTGCCCACACGGGATTTTTGACTTGTGAATATGTCATGATTTATTCCTTAACTTACCCGGACAAAAAGACCCATAAAATAATAACTGTTACCTAACCCACTATTATTTTTAATAAATGTCATATTACGCCATGTCCCGCTTAAACTTAAAGATGTGGCTCCGAAATAGGCAGTTGTATATAATTCAAACTGCGAAGTTAAAGTTCCAGTCCCCACCGCGCTTATCATTGTTTCACTGCCATTCCCCGGATCAGTTGCCCTATATAGCGTTGATCCCGCAACAGTCGTGCCAATAGCTAATGAACTGCTATGTGCAAGATTATAAAAAGCCAGTACATAAGTGCCAACGGCTCCGTTTGTAGTTGGAAACCCTGTAAACGCTGTGCTTTGCGTTGTTGAATCATTGAATAAAATATCTGTACTTCGCAATGTGGTTGCCATGATCGCTCCTTAAGGTGTACCGCCACCGACAACATCGCTGGCGACAGTAAAAATTCCCGCCGACGACATAGATGCAATGGTCGTTGCGCCGTATTTGAAAATCAGATTACCGCCTGATTCTTCAACGGTGAAATTTGTTGTTTTAATTCCGATTGATCTAATATTCCAATCGCCAGACGCTCCACTGCCGGTTATAGATGGAACGCTTAAATTTGCTTGCGCTCCCGCAACAGATGACGCCCCTGTGCCGCCGTTGGCAACAGGAACAGCATTAATCAAACCGTCTTGAGCATCTAGCTGACCCGATGGGTTCAGGTTGTTGGCAAGCTGCGATAGGTTGTATGCCTGGGTCATGTTGTGTCCTTACGCTGCACCATCTCGGGCAAAGGTCTGCTGATTTAGCAAAGTGAAATTGTTATTGATGGCGCTTGTCAGGTTGTATCCCGCACTAGTCGCAGTGTAATCGTAGCTACTACCTTTGGCAAACAATGCGCCGTTTGCGTACAGTTGCATTGATAGCGGGTTGTTCGGGAATGTGTAGGACAACGCCCCATTTGTGGAATACGCCACCGTATTCGTAATGTTTGACGCAGGAACGCCAAGATTATTTGCTGCCATCTGAATGATGATTAACCTACCTGTTAAAGCACCAGGAAAACCGCCGATTGCTGGTGGAGTCAAATCGTAATCAATTTCATTCAATGATGTGCCGTTAACAAACAGCAATTCAAAACCATTGAGAATGGAAATTTCTGTGGGGGTATAAGTTGAAATGCCGGTAACGTCAACCTCTACCCTACTGAATGGCCGATATGCGCTCCCCGCTGCTCGATAGCGATAAATCGGCAATCCCGCCGTTACTCCCGCCAAGGTCGTTGTAAACGTAATTGTTTTGGTTGTGGTGTTGACCGTTGAAACCGTATATTGTGTAGGTGAGCCAGTATTGGAAAAGGTAATAATATCGCCAGCTTCAATCAACTGATATGGCGCATCAGTATAAACAACACTGCTGCTGCCGACCGTATTAACTGCGGTTTCCAATGGTTCATAATATGCGTCCGTGCTAACTGCTCTCATATTAAGCACTACCACTATTTCGCCAGCAGCACAGGCATTGTTCATAACAACAGTTGTTGTAGTCTCGCTATATTCGCTTGTGCTGAGCAAAACGCCATTGCGATAAACCAGAACATTGCCAACTACATGAGTTACCGCAAAACTGGTTTGACCTGCTGTCGCTGAAAAAATTGTTTCGGTAAAATAAAACGCATCTGGCTGCGTAAATCCGACCACCCGCCCAAAAACATCAATAGTTAATGTTGCTGCGTTAAATGTTTTACTATAAACGCCAGATCCAAAATTAAGGAATCGCTCCAGAGAAACAATCATGGAGCCATTGACATTGTTGGTGACGTTTAACAAACCATCGGCACTACTAACTGATGTTGATCCGATTCTTGTTAGCTGTCCGGTTCGTGCGTCTAAATCTATGTAATTGCTTCCATCCGGCAATCCAGACCACAATGATGTGTCAAATTTAGCCGTATCAGTCGGAACAAATGTTCCGGTTTGATTTGACTGCGCTGCGCCGCCAATGTCAAAACTGAATTTGCGGTTTTGACGATTGGAAAACAGCAGGTAATTAGTCGAGCCAAAATTGCTGCTAGCTTGATACCATGTGTATTCGCTGGCCCCGCCGCCCGGAGGATTAGCAGTGGCGTTGTTGTACAAACCGAAATAGGCTTTGTTTCTTGGGTTTGTGCTAAAGCCAACTGTGCCGGTTGCATTGTCGGCATAGGCTACAGCAATATAACGATCAACATATTGAAATGTCAGTGGTCGCCAAACCAGTACGCTTGATGCAGGGCTAAAAACGCTGCTGCCCAATGCATTGACCATCCTGCTAAAGAAATACCAATCACCTTGAGGAATTTCCGTTAGCGTGACAACACCCATGCTTGTGCCTGGGTTGTAGGGATTGCCGCCAGGATTTACTGCCGTTGTTCCAGCAAAGATGCGCTGAGCATCTGTAGGGCTTGAAAAAGCCGAATACCAAACTTCGGCGTATTGGCTAATTCCCGCTGATGCCGCCGTGACTGCTACGCCAAAAGACGGAACCGCCGCGCTTGGTTGCAATCCTGTGATTGTTGGCGCGGGAATAACACCAAAGCCCAATGGCGAACCAATGCCGGTATTCGGTGCGGGTGTAAATTGCGTGACGTTTTTATCGTCATAAACCGCTGGGTTAAATTCCATCAGCGTCAAACTTGCAGTTATTTGCCCGTCTGAACTGAATTGCTCTACAACCTGAGCAACCCTGAACAATTTTGCAGCCCATCCATAATTTGCATTAGTAACGGTCACAATATCTCCGGCTTCCAATTGCAAGCCAGAATAATTGATGTTGACCTTAATCTGCAAATCTTCCCGCGCCGCCTCCAACAAACGATTGGCAATAACTTGCGCCCGAACGCTGTTATTAATCAAATTCAGATTTACCGTTTGCTTATTGACTGGTTCGTTTGGATAAAGCAAAGACGGGTTGATTACCGCTAGGTTATAAAGTGCCGTATTAAAAGAATCTTGGTTTGTCCCGTCAGGGAATTTAACCTCAATAATGTTATAGCTGGCCGACAAATCAATTGGTGAAATTTGAATTGCCGACACCATGCGAGAATCGTTTATGTCCATCGCCACACTATAGGTAGACGATTGAACAATCACGCCCCATTTAGCGGTGATTTCGTTGTAGCGGATCAAGCAATCTGCACAAGATGCCATCGCCTGTATGTTGTCCATTACAGTTGCATCTGTGCTAACTACACCGTCAAACCTGAATCTTGGTTGAAAAGCTGAGCCACCGGAATATGTGGTGTAAACAACCGGAGTTGCGCTATAGCTGTTTAAAGCCGACAAACTGGTGTAATCAATTTGCGCTGTTGTTAGCGCCGCACCGTATCTTGTAGATTGCAAATAATCAGCAATGCAATCGCCTGGATTGGTTCTACTGTTAATAATTTGAAATCTGGTCGGCTGCAATCCCGTCAAATTTGCAGTTTGACTATAGGTAATTTCGACAATAGCAAATGCCACATTTGACATTAATTTAGTGGCATCCCATTGATACACTAAATCGCCATTGCTCATAATCTGGATTGCCGTTTGCGCCGTATTAACGCCAGACGACGAACCATTTCTAAACAAATAAATGTTTAGTTTGCCTGCTACTGCGTAATCAGTTATTCCGGTTGACTCATCTAACAAACCAATAACTTTATATTGATCTGTTACATCAAATACGCATCGTTTGCCGCCCCAATAAATATTACCAAAACTTATTGTGTCAGGCGTTTGCCCTGGCTCTGTGTTTGTGACCTCACACAAGGTCATGACGTAATAAAGCCGTTGGTTGTTGCTAGTGATGCTTAGATCAGTGATGATGCCGCCAACATACGAACTGCCATACACCACCGGAACTTTATTGCTTCCAGCGGGGGGGACTTGTGTTGGACTTCCAGGGTTAGGGGTAGCGTCATTGGTTCCAAATCCTTTGGGGGCAAACGCTTTGCTAATAATTGACGATGCAACCATGTTGATTGCAAACGCTGCCGCCGTCATTGCAAAAGTAAATTTTGCAGCAGCAACCCCGGTAAAATAGGAAACAATGATTGATCCCGGCATTACATCACCCAGAATTCTTCAAGTTTTTGAAAGCCGAAACGCTCATAATTTAGATCGGGACTGTTTACCATCTTGCTGATAAAGCAATTAGCAATTCTGCCAGCTTCCCGCATCTTAACCGCTTCGTCTAAATACTCGCGCAACAATCTATAGCCTGTCGTGCCGCCCCTGGCTTTCTCATCAACCCAGTAGGCAAATTCCGTTAGCATCAGATGCTTAGGCGACCAGATAGAGGGCATCACGCCTGCGATTAAAACGCCCACAATGCGTTTTTCCTGCTCTGCCACTATCACCACACCTTGCCCCGCCATCAATTGCGTGAGCATCGTTTTAATGTGTTCTGCGTCATCAGCATCTGCCAAGAACCCATAAGGCATATGGGAACGGTAATCCCGCAGTCTGTCTAGGATCTGCTCAATATCAAATGGCGATGCTTTACGAATTAGGGGGCGCATCTTTGCCGAATTGATAGTTAATTGTTTCAATGAACGGAACTCGATTCATTGATGTGTCGCCGCTGTTGTAAAACTGCCAGCTACTATTATTTGTGTATCGGCCTGCAATTCTGTTTTGCAAAATCAACTGAATTGAGGATGCAGAAACGCTAATTGAACCAACATACATTCGGGCCTCATCCATCCATTGTTCACCGATTGAGAATGAAGTAATGATGCCGTTGAAATACTGATACAGGCCACCGGTGCCGCCCGTAGTAATCAATGCGCCGTTTGTGTCAAAGAATCCGTGCCAAAGCTGAATTGGTGAGCCTTTGACATTTTGCCCAAGAACAAAACCTAACATCGCTGTGTCAATGCCCGACAGCGTAACAGTGGTGTCATTTGCCGTTGATTTAATATCTCGCTGGACTTCACCGATCGCCAGCAACGTGCCGACTGATTGAAACGGGCTAGCATCAACAGCCGCAATGGTCATATCCGATGGCGCAGTGGTCATCAGATAAGTGCCGCTAGTTGTTGTGATTCGCAAAAAATCCGCAATGCGGATATTGCTAGTTCCTTCAACTGGTGCAATGACATTCATAGCACCTGCTCCAATGCCTTGAATGGCCCCGACCAACTAATGAAAGAATCATTAGTGATTGGCACAAGGTTATATGTGGGATATTCCCTAAGCACAACCGGGAAAGTGACCCCTGTGTAAGTTGTGCCGCCCATCGCTACGGTGGTTCCAAACTCACCGGCTACACAAGGAACAGTGCTTGTTAGCGCCACTATCAAATTTCGATGCACCGGCACATTAACCGTGCTTCCGCTTCCGCGCTGCACATCAGCAGTGACAATGTATGAATACAAACCGACCTGAACAAAATCACCTACTCGGAATAAATAATCCGTAGACGACAACGCAGGCAACGCCCCCAAAACCAAAGTTTTGTTTGCGCTTGATACTTGCCATAAACAATTGCCAATTTGCACTGAGGTCATTTGGCCTTGGTATTTGACGTAGTTAAGCCACCCCGTTTGACCAAAGTTTAGATATTGCTGCAACGATTTGTCAGGAATCCGCAAGCTGTTTAAGGTCGTGCGATTTTGCGAATACAGCAAATAATTCATTGGTCGCAATTCAAACTGAAATGGAACCACCGTCAAAATTTCTGATGTGGTCAGCTTTTGATTGCGACTTAGCGTCTGGCCTACAAACCGCTGGTCATTGATCCCAACAGATTCGCAGATAGAAAGGATTGTTTGTAGGCTCATGTTATCGGCTCACGGGTAATGACCGCTGTGCGCTTTGGTTTGCCGCCCACACAGCCTGTTTATTTTGCGTCAAAAACTGAATTCCAGATTGTGTGTCAATCGCACTCATGTTTTGAATAAATGGGCCGTTGTAGTTGATTGTCTGGCCCCCCATTGCACCTGATAGCTGATGGGTGGGAACAATTGTTCCGCTACGGTTGGGCACAAACAATTCCGGGCCGCGCTCTCCCACCAGATACGGGCTATTTCCTGACACCGGCCCACCTTCTGCCCGTGCTGCCAAATACTGATTAAACCCCGATGGCAGGGCTTCTGCCGCCATGCCTGGGCCAACTACTGCACCACCGCCAAACATCCCGCCAATAAATCGAGAAAATAACGCCGTTGCCTGCGCTCTTAGTTGGATCGCAATCAAGTCTTGAATGATGCTTTTTGCTAAATCCTTAAAATTGAGTTTGCCAGTTTGTACAAATTGATTTAGCGCATTGCCCATATTGCCCATCATGGATTCAAACGCCTGCTGCCCGTATTGAAATGCAGTTGTAGCGTTTTGGGCCGCTTGAATCATGGCAACAAAAAAGCCTTCGCCAAATGTGGCGTTTTGCATTTTTTCAGCCAATGCCAATCGTTGTTTGGCTACTTCAAATTCTGATTCGGTCAAAGCTTTAAGCCGCAACAATGCCGCTTCTTTGTCGGCAAATGACAATGATTCATTAGCTTTTATTTCTTTGACCGCATCAGCATATCTAAATTGAATTGCCAAAATTTCTTGTGCGAACTGATATTCCCTAGCTTTCATCAGCAAGCCTTTATCGGCCAAATCCAACGTGATTTTTTGACGATTAATTAATTCAGCTTCTGCTGCTTGGCGGGTAACAAGTTGGGCATTTGCTTTTTGATACTCTCCACCTTGTTCAACAATTAACCTATTGCCTTCTATGATTTCTTCCGCTTCATCTTTTCGCGCTTTAATTGTGATTTGCCGCCTGCGCTCGATTTCGTCAATTTCTTTTTGCGCTAATTCGGTTGCTTGTTTTGCAATTGCTTCGTTACCTTCGCGGATTTCTTGCTGTACCGCCAAATAACCTTTTGCCCAATTTTCCTGCTGGCGTTTACGCTCAGCTTCTGCCTCTTTATTAACACCGGCTGTTACAACCCTGCTAGCAGGCTTAGCCCTGTCAGCAAACATTGCGTCTTGTTGCTCTGCTGAAAGCCCCGGCAAAACAGTTTCTTTTTCTTGTCCGGGTCTTTTGAAACCGCCACGCGAAAAAGATAATTCATATTTTTTAGCAACCTTGTCGATTTCCTCGCCGCTAATTTTCATTGCGGCAATCAACTTATCAAAATTTTCGATTGCCGATTTAATTGCTGGGCCAACTGTCGCGGCCAAACCTTCCATAGCCCTACGGCTTTTTTCGGCCAGCATATCGTAAGCATCAGCGGCAGCTCTAATTCCTTCCTCATGCTCTTTTGATACTGTCGTCGCCTTACTCAGTTCTTCGGCAAAACCCCTGGCATCAACCCCCTTAAAGGATTTGCCAAAAACTTCCATCCCTTTTGCGCTGCGAGTTAGCGAATCATCCATCTGAGAAAGCCCAATTGCAGCCTTCCTGAACAATTCATCAATGCTTAGCGTTTTTAGGTCTTGCAGGGAAATGCCCAAACCTTTTAACGTTTTCTGCGCCTCAAAAGATCCCTCGGCAGCTTTGTCGATGTATTGGGTAAAGCTGGACAGGAACTTAGATGCGTTACCTGCTTCGCCTCCGCTTTTTGCCAAAGCATCACGCAATTGGATGATGGACGAAATGGCTACATCGTTTGCATTGGCAACGTCCACCAATTCATCGGCATAGGCAATCGCTGCTGTAGATGCGGCAACCAATGCGGTTCCCGCCAAAGAACCATATCGTTTGGCCGATGCTGCTAGCTGTTCTAGCTTTTTACTTGCGCCATCAATCCCGCGAGAAAATTCCGCGCTATCAAGACCCAAAGTAACACCAAGCCGCCCGATAAAATTTGTCATGATTTGAACCTGTCTTTATTAAACCCTGGCGCTGCCATCATGAATGTTTTTAGGGCATTGCTGTTCGCTTCTGCTTGCTGCTCAGGGCTTAATGGTGGCACTATGTAATCATACGCCGAGCCTAAAATTTTGGATAGCTTGTAATCAGGGGCATTTGCTGGCCGCATATAGTTGAACACTCCAGCCGTTAATTGCCCCAAAGTAACCAACAACCCTTGATTGCCAATCAGACCGTCTGCGTACATGGTTTGTATTTGCAGCATGGTCATTTCGTCCAGTTGCGCCAATGTGTCGTGAGTGTGCCCATTGAAGATCATGGCGCATTCAATCTGCGTCCTCAATGAGCCAATCAGTTTCCCCTTGTTTCCTTGTAACCTGGGCTAATTGCTTCGCTGATTTTTTCAATCAATGCGATTTGAACCGTCCAGGGGAATTCCGCTTCTACCTCCTCATAGGTCAAATCATCAAGATTCATATCTGGCTGTTCGGGCACAAGCAGCTTAATATATTCAACCACCCGATTTTCAGTCATGGCTTTATTTTTAGCCGCCTCCCGCATTGACCGACCTTTAACCACAATATCTTTTTCTTGATATTCGATTTCGGCATCTGGTGTGGCTTGGTCTTTTAGCGCCATAAGCGGTTCAGTCAACTGCTGATAAATCCGTTCAATATGCGCCTCATTTGGATTATTGACCTTTTGATAAATCTGGTCTGATTCCGCTACAAATGGAATCCGAACCTTAAATGTATGTCCACCCAATTCAAAAGAACGGGTAAAAATGTTTGTGCGTTTTGCTTGATATTTTTCGCCAAGTGCTTTTGATAGTTTTGTCATGTTTTATCGTTTGCTTCTATATTCGTTGATTCGTCTTGCCAAAATTTGAGCCAAGTTGTTTACGGTTGATTGTGCGTTAGCCTCCAGTGCTGGCCTAAGATATGGTGTTGCAGGATTCCTAGCCGATCCAAACTCTTGAGCAACCGCCCTAGCATCAGATGCAACGCCGGTAAACGCTTCCGCATTTTCAAATCCCAGCTTTTTAAGCTTGCGCCGTGCAGACAATAGCCCTTTGCCTTCGCTCATCTTTGCCAGCTTTTTTGCTGATGCCGTTGTCACCGCCCCAATGACCGTATCTGTCTGCGTAATGTACTTGCTGCGCCTGTCCCTGCTGGTGGGCCTACGCGCCTCAATCTGCAATGACAAGGCCAGACCCCCGGTTTCCTTTGGTGCGTTTGCTATGGCTTGATTTAGCACGGGTCGTAGCGATTCCCTGACAGCAGGAACCAAAACCCTTTTGGCGCTTTCCTTTTGACCGAAATCAGCCTCTAGCTGGCGCAATGCTTTATCCACCTCGCCAATGCCTTCTAGCTTGATGGTTATGCCCATGCTATGCCCCAGGCTTGATGATGCGGTGAAAAATTTCGTTGTTTAGCTCTTTGACGTAGCTAACAACTTCTGCGGGGGTCATTTTGTCAGCATGACGCGCCGCAATTTGATGAGCAAGGCTAACGCCTGTCATGCGCTGCTGAAAATAGCCGAACCATTGCTTACCGTCTTTTTCGGCCTGTACAGCCAAAAAATTAAGCAGGTCATCGCTGGTTTTAATATCGTGTTGGATCATATCTTGATGATGCCTCACCCCAAAGGGTGAGGCAATCATTGGTTAGGTGTTGTTTGACCAGCCGTAGCTGTTGCCGCCAACGGGGTGCAGGGTGAAATTAAACTTGCTCTCGGTTGCTGTGTTAAAGTCCCAAGTCATGCCGCCCACCCGAGCATTAAACGCATAAGCTACGGTGTCCGTGCCATCATAGACAGCTACGACATAGGTACGGATAACCGAACCGCTGTAACCATCGCCACGGATCAGCAACAGAGCAGGATCAGCAGGGTTCCAGGCGGCAGTGATTGCCATGCTGGTCACTTGGTTTTGTGTAGTGATCTTTGCACCAGTACGCGCACCGGCAACCGCATACGCCGCCACCGCATCATCAGCGCCAAACGGGGGAATGTTTTCCACGGGAATTTGCAGGCAAGTAGAGCCAGTGCCAGTACCGCCAGCCGATGCGCCAATCAGGTTGGCTACTTGCGCTGTCCATGTAGACAATTGAGCATCGGTCAGAGGGGTGGGGTTTACTTCATCTTGCATCCACAAGGTTGCAACATAACCAGGAAGGACTTTATTGATAAGAGCCATGATTTTTCCTTTGCAAAGGGTTGGTGAAAGTTAGTGTCTTATCAGTTCGGTATATACATGGTGGCATCAATAACCACTTGCGCCAGATTTTCGTCGTTGTTGAATGTGTTGTAAAGCCAACTTAAATCCAACTTTGCAACAAAAAACCCGCCAGCAGATGGATTGCCAAACATTCCGCTATACCCGTGCATAGCTTGCATGATCTGATTGGACACCGTGAAACCATCCTCGATTTTTTGCGTAAAAACCGAGATTTGAAAAATTGGCGTATCAATGCCTTTATTGCTTTGCGTCTGGCCTGTATAAACCGGTTGATGGATGTTTCGCAGCATCCAGGTCACAAATTTTGGCTGTGTGGCAAAGTTACGATTGAAAGCCGCATACACAGGCACAGGCGTAACCACTTGCTCCAATTGATATTGGATTGTCTGCCCTAGAGTTAGCGGGTTTGTTTGTGCCATTTAGACCGCCGTAACCGGATCTGTACGATAGCAAAGCAGTTTGACGCTCATCCTATCGTTCGATTCCCGAGCATCAGTTATGCGCCAATCATGGCCGCGCCATGTGATGGAATATAGATTTTGGTTATCTACAATGGTTTTAGCGTTTGGCGTGTAATGGATTGTGAAATTCACCAAATCCTGATAGAGCCTATATTTTTCGCTAATTTTCAGACTGTTTGATACATCACCCACAATAGCCCGAGTAGCAAACCATTTGGCTTGCGTAGTCTGCTGCTCACCAAAACCTGATTTTGAAAATGTCAGGTTATTAACGTCGATATTTTCATATCGCTTGATTGACATTTCACATCACCAGTGGTTTGTAAGGCCGCAGCAAAGTAGCAACACCGAATGGAATTTCTCTCAAGGTGCTTTCGGTTGTATTGCTTCGGTTGTTGTACAGATGCACAAACAAAAGCAATCCAGCTTGTTTGATTACCGGATACTGAGCCAACGGGTTTGCCGCTGTCGTGTATTCGCAATAAACAGGGCTTGTCATTGCGGTATTCAAATTGCTTGGCAAGCTTTGCAAAACAACTTTGTTCCCGCTGTTGTCGTAATAGTACTGATTAGCCGCCACGGTCACAAGAACAGGCGGTGTCGCTTGTGTCCAGTATTTGACGGAGTTAATTTGCACTCCAGACAAGGACGGGGATTGATTTTGCGAAACTTCAGGCAGATCCAGCGTCAACGGTGTCCCGTACAGCGACGATGCGTTGTACCAGACACGGTATTGCGTTGGGAATATGGACATTCCCAAAAAATCCTCGATGGCCTGCCGAACAGCCAATTCCAGTGATTCAAGATATCCGTCTTGCGATTGATCCTCAAACAAGTTTAGCTGCTGAGCAATGCTCTCAGTATCAAGCCATTGGGTCGCAATGTCGCGCCCAATTTGCTCGACTTTTTCGTAATTGAACGGATTGCGTGTCGGCGCACCGTAATTTAGATAACCGACCTGTTCAATCGTCATGCTTTGCCCCCAATTAGGCCGCGCTCATACGGACACCAGCAAAGGGATCGCGCACCGACGACACCACCCGCTTTTCCGCAAACATGGTGATAAAGCCTGGGCTAGTCTGCTCAAACGATTTAATGGTCATTTGCTCAGTGTCGCCAATGGTCAGGAACCTGGGCCAGTTGCCTAGATAGATCGGAAATGCGTTGGTCAAATAGGGATTGGCAATAACCGGGAACCCAAACACATTGCCAACAGCAGAACCGTCTTTGTCGCCAATTTCAAGGAACAGCGGCAAGCCCTGCAAATCTTTCAACTGACGCAGCGTCTGAATCATTGTCGGGGTCATATGCCAAGCAGTGCCTGGGAGTGCCCAATACTGAGAGGGCAACGCATTGACCATATCCACCACCTTGTTGTAGGTGACAGCCGAACCGCCCAGCGAAACCGTTGCGATGGTATGAATGCCATTAGTGATGTTTACGCCAGATGTGCCATAAGCACTAGCTGCGCCACTAACGTACATATCCAAACCACGCAGACCGCTTTCTGCGCCCGTGCTGGTTGTGGTCGATCCAGATTGATCGTTGTTCTGCACCATTGATGCGCCCTCTAGCTGGGCGAATTCAAGCGCAAGGTCATCGGCCAGGGTAGCATCAAGATTATTAACGTCTGACAATACAGCCGTGCGGATTGGCATTTGAGCAACCACTACCCGGACAGGAAGCTGCCAGATGCTTGTATTAATGTTGGGGGAGCCGCTGTTAGGGGTAAAAGTGTAGCCCCAAGGATTTGTGCTGTTAGCAGCATTACCTGTCTTAGCGACAAACTGCATATCCGATCCAATAACCGGAACCTCTCGCGCCATCATTCGCAATGGGTTTGCGTAACGCAGCGCAGCAAACGCATCATCAAAGACAACATTACCACCGACACCAGAACCCGAGCCGGTTAGAGCAGATGCCTCGCGCAAATCAATAGTGGCTTCTTTGCCTTCTGTGATTGCCTGTTTAATACCGTTCAGGATTTTTTCGCTGGTGTTCATGATTTGTCCAATTTAATTGCTTGAAAAAAGGCAGGGGGCGAACCCCCCGCCAAGGGCAACGCAATTAGGTCGCTGTCGCAGTGGAACGATAACGCACACCAGCGAACGGATCGCGCACAGATGTAGCCAGACGTTTTTCACCAAAGAAGGTGATAAAGCCGGGCAGCGTCTGGTCGTATCTACGCATAACCATATTCAGGCGGTCGATAATGGTATGGAACCGGCTCCAATCGGCAAAGTACATCGGGTACAGGCTAGTTGTGCCAGCCGAACCAGTGGTGGTTTGCGATGGGGTGTCCAGATACTTGTTAACGACAACATCAAAGCCGAGCAACTGGCCGACGATGCCCTCAACCGACAGACCCTCATTACGATTGAAAATCGGTGCGCCGTTGTTGTCTTTCAGGTTCCGAATGCCGTTGAGCAAAATCGGGCTGATGACAAACTTAGCCGATTCAGTCCAGTACTGCTGCGGCAGCGCATAGATCAGATTGATAACATCGTTATAGGTGATGTTGTTTGCGCCAACGGTGTTGCCGTTGGTGGTGATCTGGTCATAGGTTGCCACATTGTGCAGACCGCTGGTAGAGCCAGTGCCGCTAGTGCCGAAAGCCGATGTGCTGAACGTGCCGCCAGCATAAACAGCGTTAGCGCCAGGATACTGATCCAGACCACGCAGACCGTCAGCGCCACCAGTTGCAACGGATGTGCCGGTTCCAGACTGGTCGTTGTTGGCAATCATGGACAGGGCTTCGCTTTGTGCGAATTCAGCCAACATATCGTCAACCACGTTGGCTTCCAGGCCATCAATGTCATCCAGAGCCGCAGTGCGGATCGGGAATTGGACGTTAATATCCTTCAGCACAATTTGCCAAATGCTGGTGTCTTCAGTTGTGGCAGCGCCGTTGTTTTGAATGCCATAGCCCCACTGTGCGCCAGCGTTGCCGGTCTTCACGCGAAACTGATAGCTAGAACCATCAGTAGCAACGGTGCGAGACAAACCACGCAGGGGATTAGCCAGACGCAGCGCACGGAACACCGGATCATAGGCGGTGCGGCCACCTTGGTTATTACCGCCGCCTGTCAGAGCAGATGCTTCGCTCAGATAAGCTTGCATTTCGGCTTCATTAGCAAAAATCTTCAGTTCTTTTTCAAACTGCGATTTGCCCGAAACAACTTGCTTGAGTTGTTCGCGCACCGATTTGTTGACTTCTTTGCGAACGCTCGGGCTAGTGCGCTCGATGTAAGCAGGGGCTTGCAGGGTGGAAATTTTGGCTTCCAAAGCTGCGACTTTTTCGGTCAGTTCGGCTTTTGCTGCATCCACTTTGGCTTCAGCAGCCGCCGTGATTTCGCTGATTTTTGCTTCGTTGGATGCTGCAATAGCATCAACTTTTTCGATAATTTTGTCGAGCATGATTAACCTTTCAAACGGGCATTAAGAGCATTTAGCAATTCTCGCTGTTCAAGTGCTGCGAGTATTGCCGCTTCGGTCACTTCCGCATCAGGATCGCCCTGATTCGGCGCAGATTCAAGATTGCTTGCAACAGCTTCGCGCTGCTCCAAAACTTTCTTGAAAGTAGATGCGGCAGTGACCGCATCTTTCTTGGACAGCCCTGCCTCGCGCAGTGCCTTTTCCAAAATTTTTAGATCAGCCGAACCGTCAGGCCGGAAAAATTCCAGCTTTTGAACTTCGGCAGCAGGATTGTTAGGGTACATAACTACGGACACTTCGCGCAAACCGCCTTTGGTGATTTGGAAATAACCTTCATCCCAATATTCACCAGATCCTGCGGGAAACACCGAACCATCCTCTTTGACCCATTGATATTCTTCAGCATAGGCGCCAACAGAAACGCCGCCAAACATTGCGGGGCTTTCGGTCATGACGTTATAAAGGTCTGCGCCTTGACTGGTGTTCATGTACAGCCTGCCGGTGGCCGTCATGCCCTCATCATCAAACGCAAATTCTGTCCATTCGCCAACAGGGATTTGATCCGCTGAATGATTGACAAACATGGGCAATGGCCGACCAGACCCTGTAAATTCTTTGGCCCAATCCATAAAGCCCTCGGCCTTATAGAAGAAACGCCTACCATCCGCGCCCTCTCGCGGCCCCCAGGTTGTAACCCGTGCTTCAATTTTTCCGGTTGGGGCTTTTCCGCTTTGCTGCGCTTCTGTTTGTAGTTTTGCTTCGCACAGAATCAACATTTGTTTGGTCATGTATTACCTCACCGATTTTAGATTTATCTATATCGTGTATTGTTTTCGGTGGCCTGCCGCGCTTAGGCGGTGCATCGGTTGGCTTATAGGTTGCCAACGATGCTACCACTATTTTAAAAATCAAGCTCATGTTTTTTCAAGACAATTAATCCTTGTAAAAACATACCCTTTGTGTGTCTTGGTTCGCCCTTGTAATGCTTGATAAACACAACTTGGGATGAAACCAGCGGCCTTTAGCTGTTTGGTTCCCACGCATACAATTGATTCACCTGTAAAAATACTCGTTGCGGTAATCTCGCCCAAAAAATTACCGTTATTTGACCCGCTACGCAATTTAGATACTTTTGATTTAACTTTTTCGGAATTTAAAGCCGCTTGAACTTTGTCCCAATATTCTTTAGGGCGCTTTTTCATGGACTCGGAAAAACTTTGTCTATGTTCTATAGATTTTGATTTGTTTTTGTGTGCTTCTGACATTTTGCGTCTAGTGTCTTGAGACATTTTGACGCCAGCTTGCCCCTTGCCGCCATCACTTATATTGGCAAGCCTTGCACCCATTTGACGAAAACATTCAATTAAAAAACGCTCATGGTCTAACGCCTCTTGTTCAGTCGGCCATTTAGCGAGAATTTCTACTTTATAACCTTTGTTTTTGGCAACAATGTTTTTCCAATGTGGATTTCTTCGTTCGCTCCAAGCCCGATTTTTAGTGCCTTTTCCAATGTAAAACACATCATCATTTGGCTTGTAATGCGCGTAGGTATAGAACATTATTTTGAACCTATATTCATTTTCCGGGTCTGATTACCGCCGCCGCCGCCTGTATCCTGTGGGCTAGTGCCTGCAATTGGTTCTGCTGGTTTTGCCTTGCTTTGCATTTCATCACCGCCGTCTATTTTAGGCATCCCAAGATATTCCCTAGCTTCGTTGGGTGTCATGATGCTATTAGTAACGCCTGCCTGAGCAAAATTCATTTGATCCAGGGGCGCTCCTTTTAGGAAATTCTTTGTATCAAACTCAATATAAAGATTTGGGTATCCGTTAAACAATTGCTGTTTAAGCTTTTGCTGGACATTGACCAAAACCGGATACATCGTCGATTTGTAGAATTCATCCAGCATGGTTTGAGTGTTGTTGTATTTGCTATCGCCAACACCCACCATAGACGGGGGAACACCATACACCGCACAAATCCGCTTCATGGTTTGCAGCTTCAGATTTGCCAAATCCGTATCTTGCAAGGTCAAAGGTTTAAGGGCTTCGTATTTCATGCCCTGATCGAGCAGCATTCCTTGTCCCGGCTTGCTCTTGTCGGTCTTTTGGCTTCCGACCATGCTAGACCATGCTTCTTTTAGCCGCGCTGCAATCTCTTTATATTTGCTGTCCGGGATTACCTGTTCGGTAATAAACAAACCGCTGGGCTTTGCTCCGTTTAGCATGACGTAATTGGCGTAAAGATCAATGTCCTGATCCAAACCCACCAATTCAGCCGCCAAAATGCCTTTGTTAAAACCGGCAGAACCTTGCCACGCTTGATCTTTAACGTGCATCACCTGATGCGATGCTAGCGGCTCATCTTTGCTAAATCCATAGCTTGGAGTGCTAAGACGATAAGACGGGTATCGAGCAGGGGTGATAGTGACAGCAATTAGGGTGCTGTCCAAAATATACATTTCCAGCGGGGTCTGGCTTGGGTTGTCTTGGTCTTTTCTCCACCAAAGGGTAAAAGCTTCGCCAAGCATTTCATGCCACATCATGAATTGATACCAGAATTCATATTGGCTTTGGAAATTGTTAGGGTTTTCCAACAATCCCAATACTGATTTGGCTTTTGCTTTATCCCGCGAACCAACTTTGTCCGAACAAATGGCATCCACATATGTGCCATCGTCGGCTTTAGCCATAATTTTGATTGGCAGTTGGGAAATAGCCCGAGCCTTTACCGCAACGCATGACATAACCGTACTATTGCGAGAAAGCAGGCTAGTATCTACTGGTCGCCCTGCATCCGTTGTGCTGGATGTGGTGACGTACAGAATTTGCGTATTTACAGTGGGCCGCTTGTTGTCCCCCTGATAAACGATATTGTTTCCCAGGGCCGTCTGCCCATACAGCGTATTAGATTCGTTGGCTTTTGCGCCTTTACGCTGAAAAATTTCGGGGATTCCTGGGATTTTCATGATGCTTCCTTACAAGGTGCGGAAACCAAATCCAGACATTGCAGGGTGATCCAAACTGCAATGCATGGCAATAATAAGGGCAATAATACCATCTACTTTCGCACTTTTGTCAGCTTCATTCTTGCGAACCTTTACGTTTCCGTTCACATCTTCATAGACTTCGCAGTTTCCTAACTGCCAGCCAACAAACGGATTTTGATTGTGCTTTATGCTGTGCTGCATAATCAATTTTTCAACGTGCTTTGATGGATTGCTAAGCACCGCCATACCCTGACCCACCTTTTTCACCGGCAAACCAGATTCATGCAGCCTTGCAACCAATGACGCTGCGTTGTATGCGTCATAGCCAATTTCAGTTACTGTGTATTTATTGGCTTGCTGAATGATGTAATCGCTAATTTCCCGATCATCCATCACGTTGCCTTCTGTGATGTGCAAAATGCCCGATTGACGGGCAACCCGAAAAATGTCGGCATAGTGCTTAGGGATTAGTGAATAACCTTCCTCTGGCATAAAAAACTTAAACTCGGCCTCAAAATCGTTTTCGCTAAAACGCTTCAAAGTGCAGACCGCATTAAGGTCGCGCACTGCCGCCAAGTCAAAGCCTATAAACACATTTTCAGGCTCTCGCTGGGTCAGGATGTTGCATTGGGGATCATCCCAATAATTCCTGTCCACCCAGGCGCTGTTTGCACTGACGTACAGGTTTAAAGTCTTGCAAAGAAATTCATTTAGCGCCGCTGGCTTGTGCTTTGCCTCATCTGCCCTTTGTGCGATTGCTTCCTCAAAAACGCTGATGCCGTGCATGGGGTTTGCCTTAGCCCAGGTTGTAGGATCGCGCCAATCATCGCCAGGATCTAGGCTGTAGAGCAGGCCGAACCATCGGGGGTTATCTTCCGCTTCCCCGGACAGCATCGCTTCCAGCATCTGCATATCTTCGTAAAACTTGGTTTCCTTGGTAAAGCTGGCTGTGGTGATGTAGACCCGCAGCGGGTTTTGTCGTGCCACCATGCCAGAGTGCAAAACCTCAATTGAGTTGCGGTCAACAATCTGCGCTGCTTCGTCAATGATGGCGCAGG